ACGCAGGCGGACGGCCTGGCGCGCAAGATCAACGCCGATGCGGAGATGCGCGAGCTCGACCTCGCCAAGCGCCGGGGCGAGCTGACGCCGACGGTCGAGGTTGACCGGGCCGGGCGCGACGCGATCGCGCTGATGCTCGCGGCCTTCGACAGGGCAGTGGAGACCGAGGCGTCGAGCCTCTCGGTGCGGTACGGCTGGGACGAGCGGGTCACCCGCATCGCGCTCAAGGGCTTCGCCAAGCGGGGACTGGAAGTCTTCAACCGAGAGATCCGCGAGAGGCTGGACCAGGCCGAGCGCGCGGGCTTCGCCGACGAGGACGCCACGCCCGACGCCGCGGCTGCCGATCCCGCCGCGGCGTCTCGGCTGCAGTAGGGCAGGGCCGTGAGCTACCACGACGCGCGGCTGCACTTTCCGGAACTGCCGTCCGGGGTGCGGTCGCTGTTCGTCGGGCTCGAGGCGGCGAGCCGGCCGGCCGAGGACCTGACGATCTCGGAATGGGCCGACCGCTACCGCGTTGTCTCGTCGGAATCGGGATCGCCCTGGCCGGGCCCGTTCCGGACCGAGCGCGTGCCCTACCTGCGCGAGCCGCAGGACTGCCTGCACCCGGATCATCCGGCGCGGCGCGTGACGGCCCGCTGGGCGGCGCAGCTCGGCAAGTCGACGGCGATCGAGAACTGGTTCGGCTACATCGTCGACCAGGCGCCCGGCTCGATGATGATCGTGCTGCCGACACTGGAAGAGGCGGTCAAGTTCAACCGCGTCAAGCTCGGGCCGACGATCGACGCCAGCCCGCGGATCGCGCACAAGGTGCTGCCGGTCAACAGCCGCGACGAGCAGGGCTCGACGACGTCGTTCAAGCGCTATGCCGGCGGCTTCTGCCAGATCGTCAACGCAGGCTCGTCGAAGGGCCTGCAGATGGTGTCGATCAAGTACCTCGCGATGGACGAGGTGACCGGCTATCCGAAGGACGTGGATGGCCGCGGCAGCCCGCGCGACCAGGCCCGGGCCCGCCAGAAGATGTATGGCGACCTGGCCAAGGAGTGGCAGGGATCGACGCCCGGCATCGAAGGCGAGTGCGCCATCACGGCCGACTTCCTGGCCGGCGACCAGCGGTATCTCTATGTGCCTTGTCCGCATTGCCGGACCTTCCAGGCGCTCGAGTTCCCGCAGCTGCGGGGGCCGGCCGGCGACGAGCCGGCGCATATGCGTTGCATCGCCTGCGACGGCAGGATCCTCGACGGCCACAAGCCGGAGATCATGCCGGCGGCGCGGTGGATCGCGCGGCGGGTGCGGGAGGGTGAGCCCCCGGTCCCGGAGACGATCGGCGCCGACGAGATCGACCGCTGGCAGTGCGACCCCTGCGAAGGCCGCTGCCGCGACTGGCAGCCGAGCTACCATCTCTGGGCCGCCTACGCCCCGCGCGAGCGCTTCGCCGACATCTGGGGGCGCTGGCAGGAAGCGCAGGGCGACACGACGAAGCTGCGGGTGTTCTCGCAGCAGGACCTCGCCGAGCCCTACGATCCGGGCGGGGTCGCGATCGACTTCGAGAAGATCGTCGACGCGACGCGCGCCGAGGGGATCGGCAGCCGCGTCCTCCCGGCCTGGACCGGCATCCTGGTGTCGGCCGCCGACGTGCAGGGCTACGGCATCAAGTGGGCGGTCTACGCGCTGGGACCGGGCGACCAGGCCTGCCTGATCGACCGCGAGGTCTTCGAGGGATCGCCCGAGCAGAGCGACGAGCCCTGGATCGCCCTCGCCGACGCACTCGGCCGGCGCTATCCGACCGCGGGCGGCGGCGAGAAGGGGATCGACATCTCCGGCGTCGACAGCGGCTTCGCCACTGACCGCGTCTATAAGTTCTGCGCCTCGCGGCCGAACTGCCTGGCGCTCGACGGTCGCCACGAGCGCGGCCTGCCCTGGCTCGGCACGCCGAAGAAGAAGGACATCCGCGACAGCGCCAAGCGCGTCATCGGCAAGGTGCTGCTCTATCCCGTCGGAAACTACGACGTGAAGACGGCGGTGATGGCCGGCCTGGCGAACCTCGTGCAGGGGCCGGACAGCGCCGGGCAGTGGCCGCGCGGCACGCTGCATCTGGCGGCCGACCTCTGCGACGAGGAGTTCGCCAAGGAGATGACCGCCGAGCGGCTGGTCGATCCGGACGAGGAGGCGCGGGCCTCGCTGTCGCGACGCGCCCGCAACATGATCTCGCCGAAGGCGGCGCGCGAGTGGAAGCGGATCGTCGGCCGCGCGAACGACTGGTTCGACGCGACGGTCTACGCCTTCGCCCTCGGGTGGTGGCTGCGCGGCAAGTGGCGGATGAACGAACGCAAGTGGAGCGACCTCCTGCTGGAGGTGCACGGCAAGCCGGCCGAACCCGACCTGTTCGCCGCCGCCGAGACGGGACCGTTCAGCCGGCCGCAGACGGATGAGGCAACGCGCGCCGCGCGGCGCGAGCAACGCAGGAAGAAGTGGGCCAACCGGACGTGAGCACGAAGCCGCGCCATCGCGTGAAGGCGGGATCGGCCCCTTCGGGCGCCGTGCCCCAGCCGCAGCCGCGCGCGGGCTATCTGCGCGACACGCGGTCGGCCGTCATCTCGACGCGGCCGGCCTATCTGCGCGACAGCCGCGACGAGATCCGGCTCGCCTGGACGCGGGCGGCCGGGATCGCGCTGGACCTGATCCAGAACTCCGGCCGGCTGCGCGGCGCGGCCGACCAGGTGATCGCCGACACGGTGGGCACCGAGCTGATCCTCAACCCGCAGCCCGACGCCGAGGCGCTCGGCTGGTCGCCGGAGTTCACGCGCGACTGGGTGCGCCGGCTCAAGAAGCGCTGGAAGATCTGGTCGTGGAACCCGCGCGAATGCGACATGCGCGGCAAGCACACGATACCGCAGTCGATCGACATCGTGCTGCGCTGGGACATGGCCTTCGGCGAGGCGACCGGGCTGATCCAGTATTTCGGGGAGCCGCTGCGCCGCCGCTACGGCATCCGGAGCGGGACGAAGCTCTGCCTGGTGACGCCGACGAAGCTGGTGCAGGACACGAACACGTTCGAGAACATCCACCAGGGCGTGATCCACGACGAGAACGGCCGGCCGGTCGCCTATCGCTTCGAGGAAGATGCCGACGGGTACAAGACGAAGCGGGACCATGCCGCCTACGACGCCGGCGGCCGGCAGCAGGTGATCCACGTCTACGACCCGATGGACGTCGGCGACAGCCGCGGCATCTCGCGGATGGCGGCGGGGTTCCGCAAGCACATCCAGCACGAAATCCTCGTCGACGCGACGATCCAGACGTCGATCCTGCAGACCATCTTCGGGATCGCGCTGACCAGCGCCCTGCCGTCGCACGACGCCTTCGAGGCGATCATGGCGCTGGGCGATGGTAAGGACGAGGAAGGCCTCGACAGCGATTACCGCGACTATTTCCAGGCGACGTTGGAGCGCGCGGCGGAAGGCAAGATCTCGATCAGCGGCGACCCGACGGTGAGCCACCTGGCCCCCGGCGAGGACCTGAAGTTCCTGACGAGCGGCACGCCGGGCCCGCAGTTCCTGCCGGTCTCGGCCGAGCTCTCGCGCGACATGGCGCGCGCCATCGGGATCACCTATGGCGGCCTGACCATGGACCATTCGAGCGCGACCTATTCGAGCGTCCGGATGGACAATTCGTCGGTGTGGCCCGTCGTCCTGCGGCGCCGCGAGCGGATCGCGGCACCGGTGGCGCAGGCGATCTACGAGGCCTGGCTCGACGAGGAGATCGGCACGGGCCGGCTCGACTTCCCGGGCGGCCATGCGGCATTCCTGGCCAATCGCGATCTCGCCTGCTGGGCGCTGTGGCAGGGCCCGGCGAAGCCTTCGGCCGACGACGGGAAGAGCGCCAAGGCGGCCACCGAGCGGATCACCAACGGCACCTCGACGCTCGCCGCCGAGTGCGCGGAGATCGGCGCCGATCCCGACGAGGTGTTCGAGCAGCGCGTCGCCGAGCACAAGCGCTACCTCGCGGAGGGTATGCCGTCGCCCTTCGTCCCGAAGAACAGCGCGCCGCAGGCCACGACCGACGACGAGAACGACCGGCAGCGCCGGCGCGAGGACGCCTGATGCCGACCCTGATCAAGCTCGGCGGCGTTCAGGTCGACCAGGACGATCCGTGCGCGCTCTATCAGGCGCTCTACGCGACCAAGCTGAAGCTGCTCGCCGGCGACCAGGTCGAGGAGATCGAGATCCGCTCGCCGGTGACGCAGCGGCGGATGCGGGTGAGCAAGGCGAACATGCAGGCGATCGACCTCGAGCTGTCGCGGCTGATGAGCGCCTGCGAGAAGAAGCGGACCGGCCAGCGCGGGCGATACGCCAAGCGGATGCGGTTCATCTGAAGGCGGGACGATGAGCTTCCGATATGCCCACATCGCGCAGCGGGTGTTCAACGCGCCGCTGCGCGATG